TAAGTAACACTGGTATTGATACAAGAACATTATCAGTGAGCGTTAGACCAAGTGAGTTATCTACGGTCTCTAGAAAATATAATCTTGCAGATAATTTATTTGATATAACTCCACAATCAGCAGTATTTTTCATTCAAGAAATAGAAGATGAAAGATATGAATTAATCTTTGGTGATGGTGTATTTGGCGTTCCACTTGAAGAACCCAATTATATTACTGTTAGTTACACAGTATCAAATGGTTCAAGTGCAAATAACCTGTCATCATTTGTTTTTAGTGGTACAGTCGTAGATCAGAGTGGAAGAGTAGTTACCTCTGGAATCTCTCTTGTAACCACAGTAGAAGCGTCTACACTAGGTTCTGAGATAGAAACGGTAGAATCTATCAAAAAGTATGCAACTAGAATATATGCTTCCAGAAACAGAGCAGTAACGGCAGCAGATTATGAAGCACTGATTCCAACGATTTATCCAGAAACTGAATCAGTATCTGTTTATGGTGGAGAAGAACTAACTCCTCCTCAGTTTGGAAAAGTTTTTATTAGCATCAAACCATATAATGATAGATATCTTTCTAACTTAATTAAGGATAATATTAAAAGAGAACTTAAGCAATATGCAGTTGCTGGTATTATTCCAGAGATCATAGATCTTAAGTATCTTTATGTTGAAGCAACCGCAAATGTTTACTACAATACAAATCTTGCACCGTCTGCAGACTTTGTGAAGAGTATTATCGCATTAAATATTAATACATATGCAGATTCTACCGAACTCAATAAATTTGGTGCCAGATTTAAGTACAGTAAATTTTTAAGTATTATTGATGGAAGTCATGAATCAATAACTTCAAATATTACAAACATAATCATCCGTAGAGATCTAAGAGCAGCATTAAATACTTTTGCGGAGTATGAAATTTGTTTTGGTAATAGATTTCATATCAAAAATGTGAATGGTTATAATATTAAATCATCTGGATTTAGAATCAGTGGAATATCAGATACCGTTTATATGTCAGATGTACCAAATGCAAATATGCAAACAGGTTCAATTAATATATTCAAATTAAATTCTCCTACAGAACCACAAATTGTGAAGGGAAACGTGGGAACTATTGACTATGTTAAAGGAGAAATAAAACTATTTCCAATTAATATAATTTCTACAAATATTAATCGAGGAGCACCAATTATTGAAATATCAACCTCACCATATTCAAATGATGTGATTGGATTACAGGATCTTTATTTGCAACTAGATATTAATAATACATTGATTGATATGGTTTCAGATAGTATAGAATCTGGAGCCGATATCTCAGGAACAAACTACAATGTTTCTTCAAGTTATTCAAACGGAGTTTACGTAAGATAAGGAAATATGTCGGAAACTAGAGTAAAAATCCAATCTATTATTGAGAATCAGATTCCTGACTTTATTGCAGAGGAATCACCACTTCTTGTGAAATTCTTGAAGCAATACTATGTTTCTCAGGAATATAAAGGTGCTCCAGCAGATTTAATTCAGAATATTGACAAATATCTGAAACTTGAAGAAAATGCACAAACAACAGAATTTACATACTTATCAAATGATTTAGATTCTTTTTCAACAACAATCAATGCAGGTGCTTTAGGTGTTGGTGGTCTTATAAGCACCTTTACTCAGGGATTTCCTGATAGATATGGTCTACTCTTAATTGATGACGAAATCATTACTTATGAATATAAAACCGCAACTACATTTGAAAATTGTTCAAGAGGATTTAGTGGAGTTACATCATATAGAAAACGAAATGTTCCTGATGAGTTAACTTTCAGATCTTCTGCTGCAAGTGCTCATTCAAAAAAAGCAAAAATTTACAATCTTAGCGATTTATTCTTACAAGAATTTTTTGCCAAGGTCAAAAATCAGTTTATTCCTGGATTTTCAGAAAGATCTCTTGAACCTGATCTGAACAAGAGAAGTTTTATTCTTAATTCAGTTGATTTTTATGATTCAAAGGGAACAGATAACTCTTTTAAAATTGTCTTTGGAGCACTTTATGGTGAACAAGTTGAGGTAATTAAACCAAGAGAGTATCTTTTCAGACCATCTGATGCTGGATATAGAAGAACTAAAGATTTGGTTGTTGAGGCAATATCTGGAAATCCTTTAGATCTTTTAAATAAAACTTTATATCAAGATGAGTACTCAGAATATGCAATTGAAAACTCATATGCTTCTATTAGTGATGTAGAAAAAATATTTTTGGGTGGAAAGGAGTATTTTAAACTAAGTTTTGACTCTGATTATAATAAAGATATTATTCTTGAAGGTTCTTTATATGGTAACTTTACTCTACATTCAAAAACTAGAATAGTATCTCAGGTGTCCTCTGGATCAACTGTAATTGATGTTGATTCTACTGTAGGATTTCCAACTTCAGGAACTTTAGTAACAACTTACTCCAGTGGTTCTGAAGTTACTCTATCATATTCTGGAAAATCTGTCACACAATTTTATAATGTAACAGATGTAACATCTGCAATATCTCCAGAAACTGAAATTAGATTAGATGTTTATGCATATGGATACGCTGGAATTACAACTGCTGAACAAATCAAAGTAAGAATAGGATCTGTTCTTGATGAAGTAGTTATTCCTGCTAATACATACCTTTTCTCAAAGGATGATACTGCAAGAATTAAAACCTTAGGTATCTCTTCATCTACCGTTAGAAGAAGCAACTGGATTGACAACGTTGCTAATACATTTAAGGTAAGTTCTTTCATACTGCAGGATATTTCTAACTTCACTTATGATGTAACAGTTTTTGATTCTCATAATTTTAGAATTGGGGATAGATTACAAATCACTAATAGTTTATCAGTTTCAAATAATTCTACAGTAGTTGATGTTCTTGATGAGAAGAGATTTTTAATTAGAGGTCAAGGTCAATTAAGTCCTAATCTGACATATACTATTAGTAGGTACATTATAAAACCAAATTCCTCTCTATATCCACAATTAAATGTAAACAGTGCAAATGTTCAGAACATTTACACAAACTACTCTGATGAGGTATTAGTCGCATCTCCATCTATACCATTTTACTATGATCAACTTTTAAATCCATATGATAAAAAAGTTACTTTTTCTGGAAGTTTTAGTGGCGAAGTTCTGCAAATAACCTCAGGACTTGATCATGGTTTTTATACTGGAGATAAAGTTTATTATTCTCCAGGTAAGATAGTAACTACTGGTTTAGATGATGATTTAAATTCAGCAACAACAGAAGTTGTCAGTAAGTTTCCTGAACTAGTTGAAGGTTTATATTATATTAAAAGAATTGATGCCACTAGAATCAGTTTAGCAAAAAGTCCATCAAACATTGCAGATAACAATTTCATTTCAGTCTCTGGAATAGTAACTGCAAACACATTATCATACTATGATTTTGCAAATAAGAGTTTGCAACCTCAGAATATTTTAAGAGAAGTAACTGATCCTGTTAATAAGAGCGGTAATTATGAAACAAATCCTGGAAAGATTGGCATTCTTGTTAATGGAGTAGAAATCTTAAATTATAAGTCTGCAGAAACTATTTTCTATGGTCAGATTGATAATCTGGATGTATCTTCAAGAGGAAGTGGATACGATGTTTTAAATCCTCCTAGTTTAGATATATCTGACTCTCAAGGTATTGGAGCAACAGGTATTTGTGCAGTAAATGGTTCTCTACAAAGAATTGAAATAATTGATCCTGGTTTTGATTATGTAAACAAACCATTTGTCACTATTACTGGAGGAAATGGTAAAAACGCTTCAGCAGAAATCAACATGGCCTCTGTTGAGCATAATTCTTTCTTCAACGCAGAATCATCCTCAACTAATGTAAATCTATTTACTGATACGATTGGATTTGCTACTTATCACAAGTTTAGAGATTATGAAAGAGTCATTTATCTAACAGATGGTCAAAAAGGGATTGCTGGTCTAACCACTGAAGCATCTTACTATGTTTCGGTAATTGATGGATTCAGTGTTAAACTTCATGAAAAAGAAAATGAAGCAATATCTGGAATCAATACGGTCAATCTTAATGATTATGGAACGGGTATTCATAGATTTAAAGCAGCAGTTAGAAAAGAGGTCATTTCTGACATCATTGTAACTAATTCTGGCGAAGGATATCAAAATAAAGAAAGAAGTATATCAGTTTCAGGAATCAATACTGCATTAAGTACAATTAATATTGAATCTCATGGATATTTGACAGGTGAAGAAGTAGTATACTCAACTAATGGTTCTGTAATTAGTGGATTAAACACAACTTCTCAGTATGTTGTCAAAAAAATTGATGAAAATTCCTTCAAATTAGCACCTGTTGGATTTGGAACAACAGCAAAAACATATTATCTTGATACTGAACAGTTTATAACCTTCAATTCTACTGGTTCAGGCACTCATACATTCAATTATACCCCTATAACTGTAAGTATAACAGGAAATATTGGTGTATCTACTCTTTCTGGTCAAGATTTTTCTGCAAAAATCCAACCAATCTTTAGAGGAAGTATTGATTCTGTCTATTTGACGACAAAAGGATCAAATTATGGTTCTGAAGAGGTTATTAACTACAACAGACAACCTATTTTTGACCTAAGAGGTGGAACTGGTGCGGAATTAATCACTATAGTTAATAATCAAGGAAGAATCACTGAAGTTTTAGTTGCAAGATCTGGTTCTGGATATAACAGTCCTCCAGATTTACTAATCAATGGAAGAGGTAATTATGCAAAACTAACACCTATTGTTGAAAATGGACAATTGGTTGAAGTTAAAGTAATAAATGGTGGAATTGGATATGATGATGGAACTACAATAGATGTTATTCCTGCTGGACAAAATTGTAGATTATTTGCAAATATTCAAAAGTGGACTGTCAACCTATTCCAGAAGTATTTCAATATACTTGGAAGTGATGATGGTGTTGTTACACTGTCAGACAGAGATTCTTATGGATTGCAATACTGCCATCTATACGCACCAAGAAAACTAAGACAATCACTATATGCAAAATCTCAAAATGGCGATAATGTAATAGATGATTTAACTCTATATGGAATTACAGACCTTAGAGAGGTCAATAATGAAGAAGTTTCTTCAACATATCACTCACCTATAATTGGTTGGGCATATGACGGCAATCCAATTTATGGACCATATGGATTCTCAACTCCAATAGGTGGGACTGCAAAAGCAATGCTATCTGGTTATGAGTTGGTTTCTAAGGCAAACAGACCCTCTCTAACTTATTTCCCACAAGGTTTCTTCAATGAAGATTATGAATTCAAGGGAAATGGTGACTTGGATCCGCACAATGGTAGATTCTGCGTAACTCCAGATTTTCCAAATGGAGTTTATGCATATTTCTCAACCATTAGTTCTGGTTCAGTAGATACTGATGGTCCTTTTAGAGGATATAAGAGACCATCTTATCCATATTTTATTGGAACAAGTTTCTACTCGCAACCAAATAGTTTTAATTTCAGCAAAGAATCTAATCAAGATGAATATAAGTTTGACGACTTTAAGTGGTTTAGAAGCACTCTGAACTATGCTCTGAAGAGTTCAAATAGTTTTTATAACTATATTTTCAATCCAGACAAAGTTAAAAATCAAACAGTAAACGTAAATTATGCATCCAGAGGAAAAGTAGAAACTATCGGGATTTTAACAGGTGGTACAAATTACAATGTTGGTGATAGATTAATATTTGAAAACTCTGGAACTGGTGGTTTAAATGCTGCAGCGAAAGTAGAAAAAGTTTTTAGCAAAGATGTAACTAATGTAAGTGCATCAACAACGTTCTTCTCCTCAGTAGAATTTGCAACTTTAGATGGTTCAGGTCAAATCATAGGATTTACCACCGCTCCACAT